ATATTTTCCTCCGCGGGGGATATTTGTAGGCACCACCGTGTATAAAGTCTGGTGTAGTCCAGCGAAAACTAACGAAACTGACTATGAAGGAGGGTGAAGTAGGTGGGAACTGACTCTGAGCGTAGTGAGAAAAAAGGGACCCGACGCGTCCGTCCCCCGAAAACACCCGAGGAAACTGAGAATAGGCTCATCGGTCTTGCCTACAAGGAGGCCGAGAGGCTTATTACTACGGGTAGAGCGTCACCTACCACGATTAACCATTTTTTGAAACTTGGGTCGACCCGAACTAGACTCGAGCAGGCCAAGCTTGAAGCTGAAACTAAGCTCGCGATGAAAAAGGTCGAGGTTCTTGAATCGAACAAGCTCGCTGAGGAGCTAGCTGACAAGGCTATCCAAGCGTTCAAGCGATATTCTGGGAACTATGATGAGTGATCCGACTTACACTGGACTAATTCAGATCCCCAAGTACATGGACCGCTTCGAATATTTGAAGCTCGGTGGTGGCGTTGGCGCAGAAACGTTCGGATGGGCCCGAGAAGTCAACCAGGCGTTTTATAGATCAATGGAATGGCGAAGAATTCGAGATTCCGTAGTGTTGCGAGACAATGGTATGGACATGGCGTTCGAAGGTAGACCCATATTTGGAAAAATCATCGTTCATCACATTCAACCACTCACACTTCAACACTTCGACTCGGATTCGAGTCTGATCTACGACTTGGACAACTTGGTGTGCGTGAGTCACAAGACCCACAACGCGATTCATTACGGGGACTCCCGACTGCTACCACGACCGATGAAAGAACGTCGCCCCGGCGACACCAAACTATGGTAAGGAGTCTATTATGGGCATTGCACGAAAGCCCGACGAGTACAATTGGCGCGAATTAGAGTTCAACGAGACCCTACTTCTCCCGCGCAACTTTGACGCGCCCCGACAAGGCACGATTCAGTTCTTCGTGATCCACCACATGATCATTCTCAATCGAGATGTTGAGAGCAACGACGCAAACCGCGCTTGCTACAACACGTGGATCACTCAAGGTCGCCAAGCCTCCGCTCACTATGGCGTGGACGGCGACTTCGTCGACCAATTCGTCTACGACAACAACGCTGCTTGGGCGAATGCCAATTACTGGGCCAACCACAACAGCATCGCTATCGAACACGCCAACGCAACGTTCGATCAACCTGGTACGGACAACGACTATGTGATCGACGACCGTACTTTCTTCAATGGTGCTCGCCTCGTTGCGAATGGGCACCTGAAATTCAACCTAACCCCTAAGCGAGACGTTACTGTCCGCAAGCATAAGGAGTTCACGCCTACCGGATGCCCTGGTCCGTACATGGATCGTCACTGGGGCCGCTACTTCGACCTCATGATGGACATCTACAATGAGGAGAAGGCTGGACGTCCGGTACCTAGCCCCGAAGCGCCCAAGCGGTCGACTCCTCAGCCTGGTAAACTCAGCAACCTTCAGGTCGCTCGAGAGGTTATCCTCGGACTTTGGGGTAACGGTCAGGATCGGGCTAATCGACTCCGAGCTTCGGGGTATAACGTGTCCGAGATTCAGCGCCTAGTCAACAACATGCTTGACCCGGCATCTAATCTCCGACCGCTGGATCAGATTGCTGCCGAGGTTATTCGAGGAAACTGGGGTAACGGCTCCGAGCGATACAATCGACTCCGGAGTGCTGGCTATGACCCGCAGGCAGTTCAGCACTTGGTGAACAAGCTCTTACGATAGGCCGGTCATGGAAGACAAGCCTATTCTTCAGAGTGTGAAAGATTATCTGGGGATTACGGAGGAGATTCATGACTTCGACGTGATCCTCATCGGGCACATCAATGCGACTTTTGCATATTTCACCCAGTTGGGAATCGGACCAGTTGGAGGTTTCAGTATCTCCGGGCCCGACGAGACTTGGGGCCAATACATAAAGAGTCCCGTGTTCAATGATGTGCCTTCGTTAATGGGCGCTAAAGTAAAACAAGCGTTCGACCCACCGCCCACGGGTTCTGTGTCTCAGTCTCTGGATCGGGTCATATCTGAACTTGAGTGGCGGATTACAGCTAAACAGGAGGTGCACCCATGGTAACTTCATCTGACGTTCTGGCGCACTTTTCCGACCCAGACCTCTCTGAGATCGAAGTGGACGACCTGAATTCCCTCATGCACTATGGTGTGAAAGGGATGAAGTGGGGTGTTCGTAAAGATCGACGAGGTAAGGTGAAGCCTGGATCAGTTCTTAAGAAAGTCGGTAAAGATCCGATGGACGTTAAGAACAAGGTCAGTCGGAAAGAAGCGATCGAGAAGTTCAACGAAAAACGAGCTCCACGCGGCTACGACTTCCATTATGAAAACAAGCGAGACGCGCTGCGAAAAACCATGCTCAAGGCGCAGCCAAAGATCAAAAAAGAGATCAAGGCTATTAACAAGAGCGAGAAGTATAAGAACGCCGATCTTCGCAAAGCTTCAAAGCTACGTGACGAGTACTATCGCGATATTTCGGCATCAGTCACGAAGCAGTTGAATGCCGCCTCTGCGTTGAAGGGCGAAACCCGCAACCGGCAGTACAAACTGCACTTCGACTACAACGTCGAGAAGGACGTTTACCCCAGCATTGCGATTCGTTCGAACGAGGCTCGGGGTGGCCGCTCTGAGGCGAAGAAGAAGGCTCGTCAAGATCGAAAGATCTCGCACAGCGACGCGCCCGAGGATTCCGACGATATTAAGCTGATTGTCAAATGGGGGCCAAAAGGTCTGATCGAAGACATTTCGCTCCCCGGATCCGATGTCGCCGAACACGGCTCGATACTTATCAGCAACATGCTGGAGGGAGACGCCCTAAAACACTATGGCGTGAAGGGCATGAAATGGGGTGTTAGAAAAGACAAGAAGAAGACTGGGCGTGCTCAGACTTCTTCTAATAGAACCGGGTCTACTACTAAAACTGGGGCGCTCACCAAGGCTTCTGGGTCAGTGTCCGATCTTATCAAGAAGGCCAAAGAAAAAGCATCGGTAAAAGTTCAGGATCGACAAGCTAAAAAGAAGGTCGAGAAGGAGAAAGTCGAATCAAAGACTTTGACCGAAGCCGCTAAGAAGCAATCGAAGAACTCGTCAAACACCATCAACAAGAAGTATAGTAAACTATCTAATGACGACCTTCGAGCACTTAACGAGCGAATGCGTCTTGAGAAGGAGTACGACGAACTTCGAGCGGCTCGAAGAAAACAGAATCGAACTACTTCCGAGAAGCTCGCGAATTGGGCTATGGATACTACGGTTTCTATTGCTTCTGATTTGGCAAAGCAGGAGCTGCGGCGACAGGGACAAAAGATCCTTCGTAGCGCGAATACTTCGAGTACGGAAGCGCTTTATAAGCACAGGAAGTAGGCGTCATGACGTTATCGAACACCGCAACACCGAAATACTATGGCGAGTTCAGAGATAAAGTGTTGTCGGGCGAGATACCTGTGTGTCGAGAGATCTCCAAGCAGATGAACCGAATCGACGAAAAGATTCGTAATCCTAGATTCTATTACGATTCCGAAGCTATCGACGGTTTCATACAGTATTGCGAGGATGAGCTCACCCTTACCGACGGAGGCGACGTTACTTTGTTACCGTCGTTCAAACTCTGGGCCGAGGATCTCCTTTCTTGGTTCTACTACACCGATCGATCTGTCTACGTGGCGAGCGAAGACAAGACAAGGGGTCGATTCGTCAAAATGAAAGTAAAGATGAGATTATGCAATAAGCAATACCTCATCGTGGCTCGTGGCGGAGCGAAGTCCATGTATGCTTCGTTCTTACAGAACTACTTTCTCAACATCGACACGTCTACGACCCACCAGGTTGTCACCGCCCCAACCATGATTCAGGCAGAAGAGACTATGTCCCCTATCCGAACCTCGATTACTCGAGCGAAGGGTCCCTACTTTCAATTCATGACGCATGGCGGGAAGACCTCCAACGGGAACAACAACGCTACTCGCGCCAAACTCGTGTCTACCAAGAAGGGTATCGAGAATAGATTCACGAACTCCCTGATTGAAGTACGAGCGATGAGCATCGACAAGCTTCAGGGTATGCGAAGTAAGTACAACACTGTCGATGAGTGGTTGTCCGGCGACATTCGAGAGGATGTTATCGGCGCTATCGAGCAGGGCGCGTCGAAGAACGACGATTGGATCATTGTCGCAATCTCTTCCGAGGGTACTGTTCGTAACGGCGCAGGCGACTCTGTCAAGATGGAGTTGATGGAGATCCTCAATGGGGACTATTATGCTCCGCACGTGTCGATCTTCCACTACAGGCTAGATGACGTGTCGGAAGTCGCGGACCCTAACATGTGGATCAAGGCCCAACCCAACATCGGACGAACCGTTTCCTATGAAACGTACCAGTTGGATGTTGAGAGAGCCGAGAAGTCTCCTTCCGCGCGAAACGACATACTCGCTAAGCGGTTTGGAATCCCTATGGAGGGGTACACGTACTTCTTCACATACGAGGAGACTCTGCCGCATAGGAAGCGGAGCTTCTGGGGGATGCCTTGTTCCATGGGCGCCGATCTTTCACAGGGCGATGACTTCTGTGCGTTCACGTTCATGTTTCCACTTGGGCGAGGCGATTTCGGAGTTAAGACTCGAAGCTACATTACGTCTCTCAGCTTAAGTAAGCTTCCCGGCGCCATGCGTATGAAGTACCAGCGTTTCATCAACGAAGGCACCCTCATCATCATGGAAGGGACTGTCCTGGACATGATGGACATCTATGACGACGTCGACGCGCACATCATGGAAGAAGCTTACGACATTCGTGCATTCGGGTACGACCCCTACAATGCGAAAGAGTTTGTCGAACGATGGATGACTGAGAACAGCTCCTATGGTGTTGAAAAGGTTATCCAGGGCGCAAAGACCGAATCGGTCCCCCTCGGCGAGCTGAAGACCCTTGCTGAAGAACGTATGCTTCGTTTCGACGAAGAACTTATGACTTTCGCAATGGGCAACGCGGTCGTGTTGGAAGATACCAATGGTAACCGTAAGCTTTTGAAGAACCGGTATGACGAGAAGATCGACAACGTTTCCGCAATGATGGACGCTTATGTGGCATTTAAGCGGAATCCTGATAATTTCGAATAGAAAGGAGGTGAGACATGGGTTTAGGTTCTAGATTAGCCCACGCGTGGAACGCATTCACCGGGGGCAAGACGGACGTTACGGGTGTTGGCGGGTTCTCTGGGTCTAATGGATGGGAACCGGCTCCAACCAAGCGAACCGCAAGCTCTCTGATAGCCGACCGGAACATCATCGAGAACATCATCACTCGAATGGCCGTTGACGTGGCAAGCATCGACTTCATGCACGCAAGAACCGACGAAAATGGACACTACATTGACGTCATTCCTAGCGGCCTGAATGAGTGCTTAACCATCGAGGCCAATGTCGACCAAAGCTCGAGGTTGTTCATCCAAGACATAGTGCTCACTATGTTAACCGATGGTGTCGCGTGCGTAGTTCCTGTTGACACAACCATCAATCCGCAAACTAGCGGTGGGTACGACATCAAGACTATGCGTGTGGGCACTGTTACAACTTGGCACCCGCAACATGTGACGGTCAGTCTGTACAACGAGCGGAAGGGAGAGCGAGAGGAAGTTACAATCGCAAAGAGCGCGGCTGCAATTGTCGTGAATCCATTATATGGAATCATGAATGAGCCGAACTCGACCCTCCAGCGACTGATGCGAAAGCTCACCCAGCTGGACGCGATTGATAACGAGCTCGCGAACAAGAAGCTTGACCTGATCGTGCAGGTTCCGTACGTCGTTAAGAGCGATGCCCGACGACAGTTAGCGGAAAAGAAGCGTGAAGACATCGAGTTCCAGCTTCGGTCTAGTGAGTATGGTGTTGCGTGGATTGATTCCACCGACAAGATTACTCAGTTGAATCGACCGGTTGAGAACAACATGCTTCCCACCGTCCAATACCTTACCGAGCAGCTTTACAGCTACCTCGGAATCACCAAGGCTTTGTTGGAAGGTAGTGCTAACGAACAAGAGTTCCTGAATTACTATAGTCGAACCATTGAACCTATCGCTGACGCGATTAGTGAAGAGTTTAAGCGAAAATTCTTGTCGAAGACCGCTCGATCGCAGAAGCAGTCGATCTTGTACGTGCGCAAGCCGTTCAAGCTTGTTCCTATGAAGGACTTGGCCGACGTTATCGACAAGCTTTCTCGAAACGAGGTCACCTCGGCTAACGAAGCTCGCGCTATGATCGGCTTGAAGCCTTCTACCGAGCCTGGCGCAGATGAACTTCGAAACGCCAACATGCCTCGACAAGATACCGACTATGCCAACGAGGCTCCGCCCAAAGATCCAGGCGGGTTAGGATCTCTGGGCGACATGCCCGTCAAAATGATAGGAGAAAACAATGAACCCTGATTTCAGTGGTTATGCCACTAAAGCCAACATCAAGTGTTCAGACGGTCGGACCATCCTTCCTGACGCATTCAAGGACTGCGACGGACAGACCGTGCCGTTGGTTTGGCAACACGGCCACAGTAATGTGGATAACGTGCTCGGCCATGCCAAGCTAGAGAACCGAAATGATGGCGTGTATGCATACGGCTTCTTTAACGAGTCTAGTGCTGCACAGAATGCAAAGCAAGCTGTAAAACATAAGGATGTGACCTCTATGTCCATCTATGCAAACCAGCTTGAGCAAGAAGGCGGTAACGTCCGCCACGGAGTAATCCGAGAAGTGTCCCTGGTACTGTCCGGGGCTAACCCCGAAGCAAGGATTGACAACGTGTACATTAAGCACTCGGACGGCTACCGCGAAGAACTCGACGACGAAGCCGTCATCTACAGTGGAGAACTGATGCACTCCGATCAGACCGGAGCAGCTCAGGACCAGACTGACGACGAAGATGATTCCTCCGATGACTCCGGAGAAACCATCCAAGATGTACTCGACTCGATGAGCCCGAAGCAGCTCGAAGTAACCGAGTACCTCGTAGGCGTAGCCGCCAGTGAAGCTGCTGGCGAGTCTAGCGAAGAGGAAGTAGAATCTTCCGCAGAACATTCCGACATCACCCCCGAAGGAGCCACCATGAACCGAAACGTATTTGAGAAGAACGGCGAGGGCGTCGATAAGGTCAAAGCGACCGATTCAGTTCTGAGCCACTCTGAGATCAAGAGCATCTTCGAGGACGCTCAGAACAACACCAAGTCCCTCCACCAGTCCATCATCGCGCACGCAGAGTCTAAGGGCTACGGCGTCGACAACATTGAGTTCCTCTTCCCCGAGGCTAAGGCCCTTCAGAACACCCCCGAGTTCATCTCTCGCCAGATGGACTGGGTCAACGATGTTCTATCGGGCGCCAAGAAGGTCCCCTTCTCCCGCATCAAGACCGTCTACGCGGACATCACCCACGATGAGGCCCGAGCGAAGGGTTACATCACGGGCAACATGAAGAAGGAAGAGTACTTCGGTCTCGCCAAGCGCGAAACCCACCCGACCACGATCTACAAGAAGCAGAAGCTTGATCGTGACGACATCATCGATGTGACCACCATGGACATCGTCGCCTGGCTGTGGGCTGAGATGCGCGTCATGCTCAACGAGGAAATTGCTCGTGCGATCCTCTTCGGCGATGGTCGAGATGTTGACGACGAGGACAAGATCGACGAGAAGAAGATCCGTCCGATCGCTACCGATCACGAGTTCTTCACTCACAAGATCTTCGTCAAGCCTGACATCCAGGCCGAGGAGATGGTGGAGGCCGTCATCCGAGCTAAGAAGCACTACAAAGGTTCCGGCAACCTGACACTCTACACTTCCGAGGACCTCATTACCGAGATGCTCCTCGAGAAGGACCAGCTTGGTCGTCGCCTCTACTCTGATGAGGGCGCTCTTCGTTCCGCACTCCGCGTGAACAAGATCGTAACCACGGATATTCTCGATCCGGACACCATGGATCCGAATTCTCGAATTGCGGGCCTGCGTGCGATCCTTGTCAACATGAACGACTACGTCATTGGCACCGACAAGGGCGGCGAGATCACTCGATTCGACGACTTCGACATCGATTTCAACCAGTACAAGTACCTGCTTGAGGGTCGCATGTCCGGTTCCCTGACCAAGCGCAAGTCTGCTATTGCGATCTGGAACGAGGGCACCTTCGAGGAGGATGGCGACAACATCGAGCCGTCCGATTTCTCTCAGCAGCTCGACCCACGATCCAATCACCCGAAGTTCCGTCCTAACAAGAACGGTGGCTCCGGTGCCGAGGGTCGTAACAACGCCGATACCCAAGAGTAATGGCTAAGTTCGTCGGCTACATCGGGTACGCGACGACCGAAGAGACGTCGCCGGGAGTTTGGACTGACACAATTACCGAGAAGAAGTACATCGGTGATGTGATGTGGAACAACCGGCGATACCTCAACGGAGAATCCGTAAACGATGATGTTTCTCTTAATCAGGCGGTATCGGTTCTGGCCGACGAGTACGCTAACCAGAACATGATGTTCATCCGATACGTTCGGTGGAACGGAATGTATTGGAAGGTTAGTTCAGTGGAGGTAGAACCGCCACGAATGAAAGTGTACATAGGGAGTGTTTACAAT